TCAAAAAACAATCAGATGGGATATAATAAAGTGTTAAAGTCAGAATCATTAGAAAAATATAATTTTAATTGGGATGAATTGTCTAGAGAAATAGGAATAAAAAATGTTCCTGACTTTTTTATTACACCAGATTTAAATTACTTAAAAAATGTGTCTACTTTATTATCAAATGAATGGCACACTGAAGAGTGGAGACCATTCTGGATTTATATATATATTAGACAAATTTTAAGATACACTCATACGTGGAAAGAGGTTAGCACAAGTTATTATTTACAGTTTTTAGAACATTCATCCAATTATAATGTTGATACATATGCGATTAGAATATTATTAAAAGCATTTAACAAATTATTATCTGAATTATATGTTCAAAAATATTACAATGCAGATACATTTAATTATGTTACAAACATGTCCAATGATTTAAAAATAGTTTTTTATAATATTATTAAACAAAATAAATGGATGGCATCTAAAACTCGTGATTACGCATTGAAAAAAATAGAAAATTTAAAAATTATAGTTGGTTCCAATGTAACAATTTCAAATGATTATGATATTGATTATAACAATTCGGAATTATGGCAAAATTTATTGGATTTTTCTACTATGAAATTTAATCAATTTTTAATGTTAATCGGAGAAAATGTCATTGATTTAATTCAAAATAATTGGAAACTGTCCCATACAGAATATACCGGCAATGAATCTTATATGGTAAACGCAATATATAAACCTAATTCAAACTCAATTTATATTCCATTAGGATATATTCAAGAACCATTTATTAATTTATCAGGATTAGGATTTGAATATAACATGGCTTATTTTGGATTCACTTTGGCACACGAATTGTCTCATTCATTAGATAGCAACGGTTCAAATTATGATTTACACGGTAATTTATTTAATTGGTGGACCGACGCTGATAGAAAAAAATATAAAAAAATACAAGATAAAATCAATTTACAATATTTTTTATTTGAAAATAAAAATAAAGATTTTCACCCAGAAATGAATATTACAGAAAACATTGCAGACATTATGGGAGTAAATATTTGTGAAACATATTTGCTTGATTATTACCAATTAAACCAACTTCCAAATGTTGTTATAAAAGAAAAGATGATAGACTTTTATATTTTTTATGCATATCAAATGAAAAGCATCATGTCTAAATACACAATGAAAATGCTGAGCAGAAATAATATTCATTCGTTAAATGAACATCGTGTAAATGTGCCATTGTCGCGCTCACCCTATTTCAAAGCCATCTTTAACATTAAAAAAGGGGACAAAATGTATTATTCTGACAGTGAACCGATTTTTTAGAGTTTTGTATTTAACTCTTGGCAAGACAAAAGTAATATTCATCCTTAAATATTCTTTTTGTTTTTATAGCGTGACTCATTGTGCTAATTTTATTTTCCTCTTTTGCTTTGGCAATGGTTTCATATGTTTCCAATACTGTATCTGTATGAGAATCTCTCTTTTCAATTTTTTTCCAGTATTACTTGTATTTTTATAATGTTTTTCATCTTCATTTTTTAAAGACATTCCATAATATCCATCATTGCTCAGTGTATGATTTAACCTTGTGATGGGATTTGTTTCAATAAGGTCAACAATGTTCAACGCTTGTTGCATCATATTATATATGTAAATGGTGTATATCTTAAGTTCTTTTGCTTTCGTTTTTAGAATCAAATTTTTAAAGCAATATGAATGCTTCTACCACTTTGTCTTTTTCACATTAATTTTCGGACCTTGACCGCGTTTCTTTGTATTAGCAGGGTCATATTGTTCTTCTTCATCGTCAGATTGCACACCTTTGGACAATTCCCAGAATTCTTTTGACCCCAATTTGAAGTCATTGTGCGCTTCTGCCTTGTACCAAAACACCTGGTCTTGTAATTTGTTGGATTTTACGTTGTTATTAATGACTAAACACTCATAATTCTCAGTGCATTGGTCCATCACCTGGGCAAAAGATTCATATGTTGGAAACATACCTGCATAATTCTCATAAATTCTTTTGCGGTTTGCAATATAATTGTCTCGAAGTATAAAAACGTAATCTATATTGGTGCGGAGAGTAGGAGGTACGCCTAAAGGATATTGCATAGTTACGATTAAAATTACCTTCCAGTGACGTCCATTTAAAAAAAGTAATCGCATTATTTTATCTCTAGACCAAGTGTTGTCATACAAGCAGTCATCCATAATGACAAAAGTGCGTGGGTCGATATTGGATTTTTTATAAGTTTCCATTTCTTTTTTGATTTGTTTCAATACAGAACGCTGACGTTTCAATATATTTTCAATAATGGCGGTATTGTATTCATTGTGAATGAATAGTTTAGGAACCATTTTGCCATAAAATCCATTACCTTCTTCTGTGCCTGAGATGACAGTTCCAATGGGGATATCTTGATGATAATACAATAAATCTCTCACTAAAAACGATTTACCTGTGTCTCGTCGTCCTAATAAGAAAATGACTGGTCCTTTAGAATCATTTGGTTTAAAAGAAATACTTTTCATATCAAATTTTTTCAATTCTAGCGACATTTATATTAATACCGGTTTTAATAATAATAATAATTACGCAATCAATAAATCAATAAATCAATAAATCAATAAATCAATAAATCAATAAAGGAGAGAAAAGGAGAAAAGGAGAAATAAAGAAAGAAACTCAATAATAAGTTAAAAAGAAATATAATTTATATGTTAAATACCTATTAATGATATTTAATGTGAATTATCAAAAAAGAAAAAATCAAGAATTATTTCTTACTTTAGAAAACAAAAATACTTTATTTCTCTCTAAAACGCAAAATTATATACCATTATATGATAGATTTTTCACATTAACTGAATCAAATTATAGAAATGTGAATTTAAATCATACTTGGTATTTAACTTCTGTAAAAGAAAAAATTTACGACGAAGACAATTCTTATCTAGGAAATGTTAAAAATATAAATAGTCAAAAAGTTAAATCAAAACCAATGTTTTTTAAATATGCTCCGCTTCTGGACCCATACAAATATTTATTGGGTAAATATGACATTAGCAATCCAAATTTGTTTAATTTGCCAACACGCCAAGAAACAGAACAACAATTGGTGCATTCTAAAATGTTGGATGTAAACAATGCGGCGTATGTGGATGGATTGTTTGTCTATTTATCCAGTTTTTTAATTCATAATAATAATTTTATCAATGGTGTAGATTTTTATGGTTCTTTTCTCTCTATTAAACAAAAATATAGAATTAATGTAGAGGATGACATTGAATATTTAATGAAATCCCCTTTTTTTAATGAACACAAAAATAAATTATTTACAGTAGATGACTATGAACATTTATTTCAAGATAATTTTGACAAAAAAGAGCCTATTAAAATTAATACGAGTGAATCTGTGAATATAAATGCAGATGCAGACATCATTACAGATAATTTATTTGACAATGTATTTGATGAAAATTGTTTAACTCTGGACAATGTAAAAGATTTATCATTAGATTTGGTTGATATTACACATTCAACTATGGAGACATATTCATCAAATCTTACAACAACATTGAAATCAGGATCATCTTTTTCATCAAGGTCTTCTTATACATCAAATTCAGATAATCAAGAACAACATAAGGATGCTGATGAAAATGACGATGAAGATGATAATAAAAATGACGATGAAAATGACGATAAAGATGATGGTCAAAAGGATAAGCAAGAAGATAATGAAGAAGACGACGCAAATGATGATGACAGTAATAGTGGAAGCAGTGATGAAGAAGATGATGAAGAAGAACTCAAGGCAACAATAAAAGAATTTCCGGTTCATGTAATTTGTATGGAAAAATGTGATAATACCCTAGACAGTCTTATTTTAAATGAATTTCTGCCCAAAAGCGGAAATCATCATGAAGGAGCGAAGCTCCTTTTAAATGACAATTTTGAAGATGAAAACGAATGGTTTGCAGCATTCACACAAATAATTATGATTTTGATAACATATCAAAAGGTGTTTTCTCTCACACATAATGATTTGCATACAAACAATATTATGTATTGTGAAACAAAATTAAAATATGTCTATTATTTGTATAAAAATAAATATTATAAAGTGCCGACATTTGGCAGAATTTTCAAAATCATAGATTTCGGAAGAAGTATTTATAAATTTCAAAACAAGCTATTTTGTAGCGATAGTTTTGAATATAAAGGCGATGCTTCTTCCCAATATAATACAGAACCTTTTTTAAATGACAAAAAGCCAAGATTAGACCCGAATTATAGTTTTGATTTATGTAGATTGGCATGTTCTATATTTGATTATGTAGTAGATGATATAAATGATGTTAAAAATTTGAAAAAATGCAGCCCATTAGTGAGATTAATTGTAGAGTGGTGTTTAGACGACAAAGGTGTAAATTTGTTATATAAAAACAATGGCACAGAACGATATCCTGATTTTAAATTGTATAAAATGATTGCTAGGTGTGTGCATAATCATACTCCCCAGGCACAATTAGAGAGAGAAGAATTCAAACAGTTTTTATCAACGAAAAAAGATGTATCCTTAGATTTTCTTGTAAACATTGATGCGATGATTCCACATATTTAACCCGGCAAAAATAACTGCGATTAATTTACAAAATATAATGGGGTGTGATTTTATAATAAATTAATTTTATTATAAAATTGAAATGCTTAACCGCCAACATAAATTAACAATTAACTATGAACACCGAAATTGAAAGTGAATCAACAATGAAAATGATTATAAACAAAGGAACTGGTGGTGGCGGTGCAAATACAAATCTGTATGGTAAAAAATTTGAAGAAAAAACAGATAATCAACCAAGATTGTTAGATGTTGGATACATTAAAATAAGATTTACACAAAAACCCAATAAAACTAATAAAATATTCGATTATTATTTAACTAAAACGTTTGAAGAAAAATCAATTGTGTTTGTATTACAAAATGGATTGAAAATATATATGAAACTGAAATATAACATTGAGTTATTTAGATGTCCTGACGAAGCGTATATTATTGAATACAATACACGTAAAAAAGTAATTAAAATTTTAGAGAAAAAAGAACAAAATGTTAGCGGATCAATAGAAACAAAATTATGGGCAGCGCCATCATTAAAACGAGAATATGAATTAATATTAGGTGAAGAGTTTGAAGTTCAGTATTGTTTATGTGTTAGTGAATTTTTAAAGAAAAAAATAACCTCTAATGAACAAAAATATACAGTATTAAATGCAATATTAAATGAAAGTAAAATTGCTGTATTATTTGGAGATGACGAAACTTATTTTGAAACAGTTGACCTCTGGATTAATAATTCTTTATAATTAATTCGGTTGTTTTTGCTTCTGGGTTTTTACTATTTATGCTTCTTTTTGCGCTTATAGATTGAACATTATATTTTTCTTCTGGAAAATGTTTTTTTACAAAATCGGTATTTGAATTACTCATCATAAATTTACTATTATCCAATTCATCGCACAAATGAAACAATCGTTTCTGTTTTTCAATATCAAAACCATTTTCAGTATATCCTACAAATGAAGTATCTGTTTCTTTATTATATGGCGGGTCAAGATATATATAATCGTTTGATTCAATATTGTTTAATGATATGCTAAAATCACAGCATTCAAATATGACATTTTGTATGAGCTCGTGTATTTCGTATAAATGTTCCTTGTTGATGATTTCAGGATTATTGTAATGTCCATAAGGAACATTGAATCCTCTCGGTCCAACTCTGAAAACGCCTCTAAAACACGTTTTATTTAAGAATATAAACATTGCGGAACCTAACACACTTCTTGTATCATCACCTCCTAATTTGTTATATTCACAGCGAACCCAATAATAGTAATTTTCTTTTGCTATTTTGGCTTCATCGATACTTGTGGGTGTTCTGTTTATTTCGCCATTTCCACAAGAATTAAACTCTGTTATTAATGTTTGTATAATATTATACAATTCATCATGATTTGATTGAATGTTTTTATATACATAAATTAAAGGTTCGTTTAAATCATACGCATAGATATTTCCGTGTATTTTTATCATGCCATTTTTTACACATGATAACAATGCTAACAAAACACTTCCTCCTCCTAAAAATATTTCACGATAATTATGAATTTCAGTTGGAAATTCACTAATAAGTTTATCTAATATCTGTGTTTTTCCACCAACCCACTTTAATATTGGCTTAGGAATTCGTGTTTTTTGCGTTTCGGCGACTTTATCATTGCATGGTTTTGTGTTATTCATATGTCGTGTAAATGGAGATTTAGTTTTAAATTCTTTGCCACACTTTTCACAAGTATATTTGTTCATTTTATACTTTAACTATAATATTAAATTTTAATTCAATTTTTAATATTATAAATAATATGATGTTTAATGGAAGGAAAAACAGATAATTAAACAGGCGAATATTTATTTACATTCAATGCAATGGTTTAAAATCCCGGATTGTCTGTAAACACATTCGGACTTTTTATTTCAATATTTGCAGGAGAGACTTGTTCATATAAAAACAATCCAACCACAACACAACAATAAACCAATAACGCATCGCGTATCATTATTTTTAGAGGTTTATTTTCTTTCTCAATAAATCTCATTTCAATAAATTTCGCGATTAAAAAAATAAATGAAATAATTCCGGCAATTGCAAACATATTATTATTATACTTATTCTAAATACGATTTTTACGCAATGCAATATAATATTATTATATTATATATGGAGGAATTAGAAAAATTAATGGACCGAGCTGCAGAAAATACTCAAGCTAAGAATAAAGAAGAAGACCGAAAGGAGAGAATACGATTGCTTAAACAATACGAAGCTTTACAAAAAGACCCAACTCTTGCTACATATCATCAACCGATAACACGAGAAGATATACACACAACATCTATGCGTAAATCAGAAGACAACAAAAATAAAGAAATTACACTATTTATTCATTTTCACGGAGGTATGATTATGAATAATATGGATAAGGGTGATCCGGATAATGAATTGGTGGTGTATAATGTCCCTCACGGTATTAAGGAAGAAGCATATTCTTCATCTCCGGATGGTTTTTTTGAAGCGGCGCATGATGCTCAACGCCTTGTAGAACCAGAAAAAGAACTTTATATATCAGATAATTGTAACCCTGGACAATACTCATACACCAAGACAGTCCGCGTCATACCAATAGACAAACGCCAAGCAGGAGAAACAGATTTATTAACTCAACATATAAAAAATGAATATCCTTTAACAAATTTAACAATGAGCGATTTAGTTGAGGTAAAAACTTATATAGAAAAAATGTATACTGATGATGACCAAGTGCATGATCTTAAAAGAATTTTTCATGAAAAATTTAGAATAATATATATACATTCAATAGATCCGCGAGTAGAGATACAATTTATTGAAAATTTTATAAAAGAAAAAATGGGTGAGTATGGATATTTTTTAAGGTCAGAATTATTAGAATTCATATTTAAAGTTATGCATTTTGAAAAAATAAACTTATATGATTTTTCATGTTCAGGATTAGTTGATCGTAATGGTATTCAAATTAATAGAGACCCAAGCACATCAGTTGGTCAAGTATTATTTGATCGTAATGGTCAAATTAATGAAGACCCAAGCAGACCAGTTGGTCGTCGTGTTTTCTATTCAACTCAGGAAACAAATGATAGGGCAATAAAAAAACAAAGATATTTTAATGCTAAAGGACAATCCAGAAAACACAATAAATCAAGAAAACACAATAAATCAAGAAAACACAATAAATCAAGAAAACACAATAAATCAAGAAAACACAATAAATCAAGAAAACACAATAAATCAAGAAAAGACAATAAATCAAGAAAATGATAAATATTAATTCAATGTTTCAATTTCATCTTTCAGCAAGTCAGGCAATTCGTCCATATCTAGTGAAATATGTTGTATATCTAAATTATCTAAACTAATATCATTGTTAGAAATAGTGATTCTTTCATCATTATCATTATCATCATTTTCTTGTTCAATTCTTCGTTGATTTGCACGTATGTTACTAATTTCTTCTAATCTGTCAATTGTTTTAGGAGCATTTACAGATGATTTATTGTTATTTGTGTCTAAATAATGGTCATTGTCATCAAATTTCAATTTTGTTCCACTTTGTTCTGAATAGGATGAAGAAGATGATGCGGAAGATGTGTGTTCCGACACAGAACTATGAGCAGAACTACTAGGATGAACTATTTGAGAAGGAGGAGGAGGAGGTTCAATCAATTGTTCTTTAATTTCTTCAATGACTTCTTCTTCGATAGTTTCATCCATATATGCTTTTAAAATGGTTTCAACGGGAATACTTTCACGAATTGTGATTAAAATACATTCCTGGACAATAATTTCAAGTTCTCTCTGATATTTTTGTATTTGCAAAGGAGGAATGTTTATTTCAAACAAATAGACATTTTTGTATACTTTTCGTGCAACATTAATATATATTTTATGAATGAATTCGTCCAATTTTGGAATAGTTATGTTAATTTTTTTCTGCTTGTTTCCAGCACGCATAGATGTCAAAATTTTAAGTTGAATAATATGAACGCACGTAATCAAATCTTCTAAATATCCGCAACCACTTTTATCGTTTATTCGTTTTCTCTCTTGTTCAATAATAGCGGTATTCCATTTAGGGACTCGTGAAATAAAATTTTGAAATGTCATTAAATATTTATCAATTTCATTGTTTTGTTTGCATAATTGTAATGCTTCATTAAAAATAGATTTATATCCTTCAATGACTAATGGTGTGAAAATGTTAATCAACCTTGCAGCCCATTCATTTTTGGATTCATGGAGAGAAGAAACGTTAAAATCGTCCATTTTATTATTGTGATATTTTATACTCCATAAAATATCGCATCATTAAACAAATACAAATAATATTTTTCAAGGGGTTAAATAAAAGATATTGTTTCCAAATTAAAATCCGAATTTAAAAAAAGAAAATTTAAAATAAATAATAATAATATTTTCTCATTGCGAAATTCCTTCTTTACTTTGTTAAATGCGACAAGAAGTTCATATCTTTTTTCATTATTAAATTCCATAAAATTTACATTTTCAATTAAATGAATAACATCTAATCCACTATAACTTTTTTCGTATAATTTATTACAGCATTCAATTAATGATTCGATAGATGTTTTTTTTGCGTGTTTATTCAATTCGTTTTTTAACCATTCTATTCTCTGTAATTTTGTTGGATTTGTTCCAAAAGTTAATTCTAAATTATATTTATACAAATTAATCAAATTGCCGTTATGCACAGGTTCAGGCACATATATTTCACAAAAACGAGATATAATTGGTTTCAGCAATTTATATTTATCTTCAACAATAATAAAAAATCGTGTATTATGGCTAAATAATTCAATACATCGTCGTAATGCGGATTGTGCGTCCATTGTCAATTTATCAGCATTTAACAACATTACTGTTTTAAAAGTATATCCACCATTTGAATTTATATGTGTTTTAGCAAAAAATTTCAAATCTTCACGAATAAATTTTATGCCTTTGCCGTGTGCACAATTCACATACATTACAAATGTTTTAATTTTTTCCTTGTCATTGTTATATATATTTGAAACAAAATTATTAACAATGGTTCGTTTTCCAGAACCAGATGGTCCGTGAAATAAAATGTTTGGAATTTTATGAATTGAGCAAAAATAATTTAATTTATCTTTTATTTCAGTATGAATATTCAACATTAAACTAATAGTAATGAATCTTTTTATATTTAATATTAAACTTAGTTGATTTGTTATTTCCGCGTTTGCCATATTTCCGCATTTTATTTCAAAAATATTTTCACTTAAGACGGATTAAATTATTAAAGGGTTTTAACCACGACGGAATAAGTGTCGAACATTTCACACGTTTGCCATTATTCCAACATCCAGATTTAGATTTATTTCTCTGTGTTTTTTTAATAGAATTGATACGTGGTTTTCGCGAACATTTTACTCGTTTGCCATTTTTCCAACATCTAGATTTTATTAAACCAGGAATGTCAATGCGAGTTGAATAGTTGCCGTTTCTATGTTTTCTTGTATATGCCTCCATATATAATAGAGAGAAATTAAACACTCGTGGTTAATGGATGTGTGTATGGATTGTTTCTAAAGGCATTCAATAAATCGCCTTGAATTCTCTCACATCCGATTTTATTTTCATCATAATCTTGATGTCCTTTAATTTTCCCATAATTCTCTTTCATTGGAGGACGATTTATCACAGACGAAGGTGTAAAAAGGCGATTGTTATATCTATCGCTATCTTGTCTAGCAATATTAACATTCATTTGTTGATTAAACATTTGTGTTCCTCCTTGATTTGCCCGATTGTCAATAGTAGAAGATTTAATATCATTGTTATGTTGATTATAAGCCGAGTTATAAACCATTGTCCCATTTTGCATTCCTACATTTCCCACTTGAGAACAACTAGTTGTGTCTCTCTGTGTCAAGTCTGTGGGAACATAATTATTAACATATACGCCTTCTTTTTGATTGTTAATGTTAAATGTGGACGAATATATATTGGTTTCTTTAATGGTTGTTTTTGTCACATCATTTGGATTCAATACATAATTGCTTGGAACACGAGAGCCGGCTTCCCCATATATTCGCACATTGCTTACAAAATCTTCTTTTCTAGATGGTCTTAAAAAATCCATTAATGGAGCAATAACTGCTCCAATTGCCCCACTAAACCCGCTTCTTAATGTATTAGGTTGTTCAATAGTAGAACGATGATTTTTATAATTTGTATGACTTTTCAAAAAATTATCGCCATCATCAATGGGTCCGCTTCCTACAGCACTGCAATGATTGGGTTCACTGGCAGGTAATTCATTACGTTTAGATTTTTCAAATTCAATGGGGGTATAACCGGCTTGTCCTTCTAAACTTCCGGCAGGTCCAGTATAATTGGTAGCGACATTGTTGCGACGAATGATTCCCATTTCTTGTATAGGTCTCAATGTTTCGCCTTTTTCAGCACCAGTAGTAGTAAGCCATCTATCTTGCGTATTAAAATAAAATGTATCCGGTTTTTGTTTTTCTACTTTACCAATCATTCCCAGATTTTTCACTTGAGCGCCAGCAGGTCCTTCTAAATTTGTAAGCATAAATTCCAATTTTGGATTTGTATCAACACGCATTTCATCCACTGTTTTCGGCAACCAAGAATCGCGTGCTTCCATCCCAGAATTGAATCCATTGTTTCCACTGCTTGTAAAACCGTGATTTAATCCTGGTCCTACATTAACAGATTCAAATGGCTTAACATTGTTTGAAATCATTCCTGGATTTACTCTTGATTGATAAAAATCGCTATTATTTGGTGTTCCATATGCCCATTGAATATTGTCTTGTGGTTTGAAAAGAGGTGCTTGTTCTATTTTTTTAATAAGTTGCGAGCCTGTTCCATTCATATTGTCTAAAATAGATTCTGCCATATTATTTTTATAAGTATAACTTTGTATTTTTCCTCCGACAAAGGGCACCATATTATTATGCTTAAATTGTTCTCCTTCTAAATAATCCCCAGTTAATGAATATATTTGGGGAGGATTTTTCCCTACAGCTTTTCCTTCTGACACATTTTTCTCATAATAATTTTGATTAAAATATTTATCAGTTGCTGCATTCGGATTCGGATATTCTTGAACTGTATCTACTAATTGTGCTTTATTTGAAACAGGATAATTTTGTGGAGGAACTCGTGTGTTTGGTAAATATTGATTTTGTTGTTTTAAATTCTGAAAATTCTCTTGTTTTGATGATGTCGAATTTTGATTTGATATAACATAAAGACCACCAAGAGCTAAAATTGGTAATGCTAATTCCATATTATTATATTTTATTATTTATTTATGATTTTTCTCTGAAAATAATCTTTTTCTAAAATTCGTGTATTTAAATTACTCTGAAAAGGTAAGCATACATTTTCTTGTGGATTTAAAGGAGGATAATACCAATCAACTTGTTCCAAATCTCTTGCAGTCCAAGCAGGCATGATTGTTCTAGATTGTTCAGTAATTGTCTTTTTACAATCAGGATAATTGATTTTGTCATTTGGAACATTGTATTTGGTATAATTGTCTACATTAAAACAATCTCGATTCAGAGGTTTAGATACTCCTAAAAGTTCGCTTTCTAAATTAATTGTATTTGTTCTTAAATTTGCACCCCATTTTTGAATAATAATTTGCGGGTCTTCGATATAACAAGGATGGGAACCATTTCCCGGAACATTCATTACCCATCTTCCTGGGTCGGTTGATTGTTGTAATTGTTTTTTTGTTCTAGATTCATCATAATTAAATCTTGTAAATGCCATGTATATAATAATGGACGAAACTATTTAAAGTTTTTTACAATTAAATAAAATGGCGAATCCGACATTATGTTTAAATATGATTGTAAAAAACGAGAGTAAAATTATTCATAGATTGTTAACATCTGTATTGCCAATCATTGACGCTTTTTGTATTTGCGATACTGGTTCAACAGACAATACGTGTGAAATCATTACGGAATTTTTCGAGAAACACAACATTAAAGGGAAAATAATAAAAGAACCATTCAAGAATTTTGAATACAATCGTAATTTCTCTCTTTTGAATTGTATTGGATTGACAGATTATGTCTTGTTACTAGATGCTGATATGATATTAGATATTCGCAATTTCAATAAAAATATGTTGTCAATGTCTGATTCGTTCTATATTTTACAAGGTTCAGACCAGTTTTACTATCAAAATATGAGAATTGTAAAAAACAATGGATTGTATAAATATGTGGGTGTTACACACGAATACATTAATACTCCAAGTAATAACAGAACAATAGGTATTGATAAAACTCAATTGTTTATTAATGATTATGGAGATGGCGGTTGTAAATCAGACAAATTTGAAAGAGATATTTTATTATTAACTAATGGAATTGCTGAGGAGCCTACAAATGTGAGATATCATTTTTATTTGGCAAACAGTTATCACGATTTGGGAAAAAATGAAGATGCAATCGAAATGTATAAAAAACGCATCGCATTAGGTGGTTGGAATCAAGAAGTGTGGTATAGTTATTATAGAATAGGATTATGTTATAATAAAATGAAAAAAATATCAGATGCTATTTATTATTGGTTAGAAGCATATAATTATTTGCCTGAAAGATTGGAAGCATTGCACGAAATACTCCATTATTATAGAGTTAAAGGTAATCAGAAATTGGCTATTGATATTTATAACATTTGCAAAACTATCTTTGATAAAAAATTAAAGATTGATGATTATTTGTTTTTACAAGCATCTGTATATTCATATAAAATATATTATGAATATACAATTTGTGCGTGTTATGTTGGAATAACAAATATTAACAATGAGTTGATGATTGTGTTAAACGAGTGTAAAGATACAAATATTATCAATAATGTATTATCAAACACGAAATTTTATAAACAAATATTGGAGCCGTTAAGAATGATTGATTTAACGAGTATAAAACACTTATTGATTGGTACACACGTAATGAAAATGTATTCTTCTTCTTCTTCTATTATTAAAGTAGACAATCAATATGTAATGAATGTGCGTATGGTGAATTACCTAATTGACAATAATGGCAACTATCACGATTGTGAAAAACATATTATAACAATAAATAAATATGTTGTATTAGATTCTGATTTTACAATTGTGAAAGAGCAACAATTTAATCAAGATTATGTAGACAGGAGATATATTGGCATTGAAGATCTGCGTATTTTCCAGAATTCTTTGGATAATGTGTTGGATAATAATGGGTTGGATAATGAAAAGAGAGAAATTAATTACATTGGAACAGGATACCATCAAAATAATAAGATTGGTATTGTCTATGGAAAATATGATTTAGATTCGGAGGAAATAACAGATATTAATGAAATTAATACAGCATTTACAACTAGTAATTGTGAAAAGAATTGGGTATTTACTGAATATAATAACGAGACACATATTATTTATAAATGGCATCCTCTTCAATTGTGTAAATTAGACAAAAAGGATAATTTAATACGACTTGTAAAAGAAATTGAAATGCCGGCATTTTTCTCTCTTTCGCGTGGTTCAACCTGTGGCTCGAAATATGAAGATGAGATATGGTTTGTTGTTCATATTGTATCGTATGAAGAACCGCGACATTATTATCATTGTTTAGTTGTCCTTGATAATAATATGAAATTAAAGAGATATTCAGCCCCTTTTAAATTTAAAGGAGAAACTATTGAATATTGTATTGGTTTACTTGTGGAAGAAGACCGTGTTATAATGACATATAGTTGTTGGGATAGAACCACGCAACTTGCAATTTATGACAAGACATATATAAATGATTTGTTGAAATATTCCTAAAAATCCTAAGGGATAGGCAAAGGACGCTGATGTTTTTCAATAGTCAATGGCTCTGGAACAAATACAACTGATTTTTCATATAAATTCGCAGAATTCAATTGTCTTAATTGAGGAACTAATGTTGGTGGAGAATTATTAATCAAATTTGTCGAATTAATACCAAATAAAAAGGTTTCAATATCAGCAGCGTTGTTGGACATTGTATTCCAAGGCATTTGTCCTGGATTCAAGCCATTACCTGCTAAACAAGTATTATATGCTTCTCCATATTGAGAATTCGCATATAATGTGTATTGTGCATTTTGCGAATATTGTTTTTGTTCTAAACAATAATTTCCATAAGTATTTTTATTACGAGTAGATGCCATTTAATACTACTTTATATTATATTTTCCAACAATTCAACTGTTTTGTCAGAAATATTTCCGGTTTCTAAGAATTCACAGACACACGCATGAGTTTTCTCCATATAACCAAAAGAATATAAAAACACCATTCCGATTTCGGCATTTTCTGAGATAATTCTGGACGCCAATTGTTTCATGCATTTCAACATGCGTTCATTATGTTTTAATGTGTGAAATAAAATGGTCAATGAATTATTGATAATTTCTTCATTGAATTCTTGTATTCCAAAAATATTCAATAAATCTTGTCTATATGGTTCATCATCTTCATCTGCATCGCTATAAGTGCATACATATTTTGTATTATAGTTTTCCATAATATGTATTATATGTATTATATGTATTATAATTATGTTACATACAACGCTTTAGTTGCAATATATTTTTCCATTCATTAGATTCGACTATTTTTTTATAACAATCATTTTTTCCGTGAATGCCAAAGGTATCATACGAAGTTATATTGTTATCACATTCACTGCTTTCATAAGAAAACAAAGAAGCAATTTCTAGAGGCGCATATTTTATTCCATTATTTAAAAAAATATTGCGATAAGTAATACATACCAAATGGTCTTCATTAAAACCGTGTATCGGACAATATTTCTGACAAATTTCAAGAAATCGTTTACTTCTTAAAGAAAATCCACCATTTCCAACTCTTATGCCATTATAGTGAGCAATGTTTTTCCAAGGAGCACCAATGTAATCATATTTAAGAAAACTGTCATCATATTTATCTATGTTTGTAACAAACCCATCACTTTGAACAATCAATACATATTTCGTATCAACATAACTATTTAATTCTCTAATAATAAAATCACTATATTCTCCATAAGACAAATTTTTAATTTTTACATATTCTATATCATCCAACACTTCTATTGGTTTAATAGGACTGAGTATTTTTATTTTTCCAAAATTTATGTGTTTTTTACTATAACATAGTGAACGTAAATGTTCCAAAAACATATTTGTATCATCTGTTCCGGAGATAGTTAACAATGTAATATCTAACAAATCAATCATTTATTACATTGTCTGAAAAAAAAATAACACAATAAACCCACTTTCTTAAGATGAATACTTATTTCATAAAAGAGTCATCACGTGTTAATTCTCTTGATGGAACGCCTCCACGGATCCATCCCTGTGAAGCAACACCTTCCACAGAATATGCTGGATTAGACATTCTCTCTTTTACACTAGAGAGAAGAGGTGTAGAATGATATGAAATATAACTTTTTTCACTCAAATTATTCACACTTTTCTTATTAATCATTTGTTCGCCTTGTTGAACTTGCGATTCAATGACAGGATTCACATAACCACGCCCTAAATAAGGAACTGTTGCAAATGGACGGTGAAATAAATCAATTTTTGATTTTGGATGTGTTTGAATTGTTCCTATTTGTAAATTAGAACTATCATTAATATTGCAACCTCCAGCACCGACTTGATAACCTCCATTATACATTATTCCAGGTTGTGAAGTCGCCAATTCACGCGGTTTTTTCATTGAACAATCTGAAGCGAAATAATTTTGAAGCATATAATTACTATATCCGACATTTTGCAAATCATCTTGAGATTGGCAACATGAATCAATTCCTATTCTTGACATATTATCAAAAGTATATCCATAAACATTCGCCATTTATATATATTATACATTATTTTCTACTAATTATTTCATTGTTTCTACTAAATATTTGAGAGTAAAGAGAGAAAACTTATGGATTTATATTAATTTATATTCATTACTTTATGAACAAGGTATATCAATTAATTTATAAAAATTGAAATGCTTAAACAACTTGAAATTTATAATATTATAATATGACAGAACAATCTAAATCTGAATTATCTATGGAAGAAATTAATTCAAGAATAAAACACGAAATTTGTTATGAAACTTTGGAAGAATTAACTGATGTAAAATTAATGTATGAATATAAAAAATGTAATTCTGTTAAAAATGAAATAAACAAACTTGGATGCGTATTAGAAAAATATATGGATGAAGAAACAAAACAACAAATAATACAAGAATATTTATTACAACTAATCCCAGCAGGAACAAAAGGAGTTATAAGAGGAAATAGGTTTAATAATATAGTAAAAAAATTTATTATAAATTTGGAGTTAAATGTAGAGAGATTTGAAATTTGTTTTGAAAAAAAGTGCGATGGGTATTTCACTACTGAAATACCTGATTGGTATGTTCTAGAAAAAACAACGAATAAAATTATAATTGGAATGAATCAGCTGGATTTATGGGGAGGAGGACAGCAACTTAACAGAGGTTCTAAATATTTAGAGAATAATAAACATAATAATGAAAACAGTAAATTATTATGTGTAGTTTGCAATGAAATACATTTTAAAAGTAAAAAAAATAAAGCATATAAGTTATTTGAGATGGGTTTTACAAATAATACATTATGTTATCTAAAGAATCTACAAAATATTATTACTTCATATTTCAATTAACATTCTAATAATGGATTAAATTTAACTATTAATTCTTGTTTTGATATAGATTTAGGTCCAACTGTATTGTTAAACTCATATGTTATTGTAGACAATTGTGTTATATTATCATTAATAGATTTACCATTTGTAAATTTTATAAAATAATGTGATTGAATACTTTTTTCGTCAATTTTGATATCTATTATCCCGGCATTAACACCAACTCGGCGAAATGAAATATCAGGATTTTCTGTTTTATCAACAAACATAAAATTAAATGGTTTTAATTTTTCAATTGCCATTCTTTTTGCGTCTTTCTTTTCCCAAATTTGAAATATAGTTTCTACATTATGTTCTTGTCCATCTACTAAAAACGATTTTTCAGGTAAATCAATTTCAAATATAAGATGAAAATTTAATGGAAATGTTTTTTTTAAACTATCTTTTTTGAAACTTTTAGGTAATACAAATGAAATACTATTGCAAAATTCACACGATTTTTTTATAAATTTAATTGCTAGTGAAGATTGTCTACCAAATGGAGGATTGCCTATTACATGTATTTTCTCAAACATACCCTTAATATTATCATGGTCGTATAGCAAATAATCCTGTTTCATGATTTCGTTATTTTCAGGTTCTAAATCATAAAAGTGAAAATTATTTGTGAATGATTTAATTCCTGCAATAAAAGAGCCATTGCCAGCACTTGGTTCTATAATTAAGTCATCTGTGTTTATTTGTATGTATTTTTTAATGAGATTTAAACACAAATCGACAACAACATCCTTTGTATAATATTTATCAATTGTATTGCGTTTTAATCCCTTTGATTGTTTCATTTTATATAAGTTTAAATTATAAACTTATATAAATCAATTTTTTATTTCATAAATTGTGTCTTCTCTTACATTGTTTGAATCACTAATAAAGGGTATATCTATAACTATCCTTGACTCGAGTAATCGCGCCTTCAGGCGTACTTTCTTTAGCAGAGTATTTCAAATCTCCATATAAAAAATTTGCAAAAGCGGTTTGGTCATTGGATACACGAGTATTTGCGGTGCTGAAGAATGCACGATTTGATTGATCTAAATAGAATTTATCTGTTAAATCACTAAACAATTGTTTATTTGTATTATCAATGCCTGGATTCATCATTTGAACTGACCGTTTCACATTTGTAGTAATATCTTCTTCAATAGATGGATTAAAAGATGGCGGAGCTGCATTACGGTTTGGATCATCTAGTATTTCAGTTAACAATACATTTGAAAATGGGTTTTTTTTATTGCCCTCTTTAAATTCATTTCTTGCAAAAGATTGTAATGTTTCAGGATTTACAATTGAATCATTTTCTCCACAAGTATTTCCTATACAAGTTGATTTATACACTTGTGGTTGAGAGAATCCTTCTTTTTTTCCTTTTTGTTGATGCACTAGAAAAATAATAAACAATGTTGCTATACTTATAAAAATCAATTTCAGCGACAATGTTATTAAATAACCAACAATTGTTAATAATATAATCAATCTTGAGATGGAATTCATTTGTCTGTTATACGACATCTTAGATGTTGGAAATAATTCAAATACATATGTTTTATTAAATAATACTGATGGTTCATTTACCCAAAATGGAACTGTCATATATATAATATTTGACAATTTATTTTTTATGTTTTTTCTCTCGTGCTATTTTTACTGGTTTGTCTACCTCATTAAATATATTTTCTAATTCTGCATCAGTTAAAGCATCCATATGTTTTTGTTGTGTTGTTTGGTGTGTTGTTTGTTGTGTTGTTTGTTCTGTTGTTTTCGGTTTTTTTGTTGAGGAGGGCATAGGTGTCGGTGGTCTTGTCGGTGCAGTTGGTCTTGGTGGTCCCATCCTTTGTTTAATAGAGTCTTGTCCTGGCATTCCCATTTTCCCCAACATTGAATGAAGGTTATCCATTCCAGGCATATGTTTCATTTTGCTCATTAAATCTCCGACTTCACTCATCAATTCTTTTTCATTAATATCACCGTCTTTTAATTTCACATCTAATCTGTCGCTAACATTTTTCACCAATCCCATTAATTTACCTGGATTTTTGAATAATTTTTGAAAAACATCATTCATATCAGTGACGTTTTCCATATCTAGATTAAGGTCTCCCGCTGTTTCTTCTGCAATTTCTTTTGCCAAGTTGCCTAATTTTCCTCCAAGTAATCCGGCAATGTTTTCATCCATTTCTGACTCTGATGAGAATGTTGCTGATGCCGATGCCGATGCTGTTGCCGATGCCGAGTTACTTTGAAAATATTCCTGTATTTGACCGAGGGTTTCTTCTAATTTCTCCTTAAACTCGTCTTCATTTACCTGTATATTATTGAAATCTGGTTTTACCATTCCTGTAATTGTAAATAAAATCAATTGTAAATATTTCCACATTGTTTCTCGCGTTTGTTCTGTTATGTCACATTGCCATAATGATTTAAAATAAACGTGTGGTAAAAATTCAGTGTCTATCTCACTGTCTTCTTTAAATATATCTTCATTTTTATATAAAAAATCGAAAAATCTAGGAGGGTATTTTTTCGAACAAAATTGAAATATATATTCATCACTTGTTTTGTTTGATTTTTCAATGGCATTGTTTCTCTCTTCCAAATTTTGAATATACTGAAAACAATGAACAGGTTTTCTCCATTTTTCAATAAATGGTATGTATTCAGGAAAGGTAGTATAAAGGTCTTTAATAAAATCATTCAAAATTTTAGAAAATTCTGGAGGAACTGTTGACACTGACATTTAATATAAAGAATGTTCTTTATTTATATTAAAATAACGAAATACTTATATTTCACATAAAGCCGCCAATTTTGTCAAATTTTGAATATATTTTATAGATTTTAGTTTGTTTTGTTCGCTCATATTTTTTATAGGTTGTCTAAATCTATCAATCGACTCTATTATTTTATCTGAATTATTTGCATTTATAAAATCACTTGAATAATCTTTATTTATAAAGAAATCCAAATTACCTGCTTCAATTTCTGACTTGTATTTTCCAACAACATAAGCATTCCATATTTTCACAATCATTTTTGGATTTGCTTTACGAACTAACATTAATGAATTTTTTGAAACAAGCAAATCATGATCGTCAGGAAAAATTTCTTGAATAGCATTCACAAATTCAAAAAAATGGTCATTAAATGCGGTTAAGATTGACATTATATTAGTAAATAGTAATTCAATTCTTTTAATATATTTAGTAAAAAATATAATATGTCTATTATTTATAATGAATTGGCTTGTTGCTCTTTATCTCGCATTATTGTTTTTCATATTGACTCCGAATGTCTTGGTAAGGTTGCCTCCTAATGGAAATAAGATGACTGTTGCTGCAACACACGCCCTCATATTTGCTGTAATTGTCTATTTGACGTGTAATATGGTGTGGAAATTATCAATGAGAATGGGAATATATGAAGGTATGGCGACGGCGACGCAAAAGCCTAAAAAGAAGTAAATGATGACTTAATGTTTTGCATTACGAAATTCTTGTTCTCTTTGTTGTTGCAATTTTTCAACTGTTACCTCAGATGATAATTTATTTGAATTTTTATATTCTTGCTCATCTTGTGGAGTAGAAATATTATCACTATAATACAAATCAACATAATTATGCATTTGTCGAATGCCTCCAGAACCTTTCGCAGACAAATCATCCGTGTTCATATCTAGAAAGCTATAGTGGTCAGATACAATTCCACCAAACATTCCATTTCCACCTAATGAAAAGGATGACGGTTCTAAATTATTCAAGGTTGCCGTTTTCACATTAGTTTCTTGAACCGGTTTAAAATGTTGTAATATAGATTCTCCATATAACACTTTGTATCCTTGATTTAACAATAACAAAGCAGGAACACGATTGATGTTTTCAGGCATAATAATTTTTTGCCCATTTTCCAGAATGATATAAATCTTATTATTTGTATCTTTCATTCTTTTATCAATGCAAATAAAATGAATATCTTTTGTTAGTGTCTTCTTAGTAATGCTTTGTAGCAGAGATTTAGAATGTTCGCAATAATTGCTATAATACAAAATAGAACTCATCTTATTTTATCTAAAGTTAATTGATATGAATTTTTAACTCATTATTAAATAAAAATTGATTTGAAATAATATTAAATATATTCTTTAACTATAATTAATCAATGAATCCCAAAATTGAAAATGTTGAACAAAGTGATAATGTCTTGCGATTTAGATTGAGTGGTGTAAATGTAAGTTTATCAAATGCATTGCGAAGAACTATTATTTCTGACATACCTACAGTTGTATTTAAAACATCGCCTTATGAAGAAAATAAAGCAACCATTATCTCAAATACTTCTCGCTTGAACAATGAAGTTATTAAACAAAGGTTGAGCTGCATTCCTATTCATATTGATGATTTAAACATACCTTTCGAAAATTTGATAATGGAAGTGAATGAAGTCAATGAAACAGATAGTATAATGTATGTGACTACAGAACATTTTAAACTAAAAGATAAGACAACCAATACATATTTGTCTGAAAAAGATACCAGGGATATTTTCCCGCCAAATTCTCATACAAATTATTATATTGATTTTGTCAGATTAAGACCCAAAATATCTGATGAATTGCCTGGTGAAAAACTCCATATGACGTGTGAGTTATCTCTTGGCACGTGTAAAGAAGATGGAATGTTTAATGTGGTGTCTACTTGTGCATATGGGTTTACACAAGATTTGACATTGATTGAAACTGAATTGGCGAAAAAACTTCAAATATGGAGAGATGCTGGAATGGAGATAAAAGAAATAGAATTTGAAAAGAAAAATTGGTTGTTGTTAGATGCGTTTAGATTGACCGTTCCAGATAGTTTTGAATTTATTATAGAAAGTGTTGGAGTATTTTCATTTAAACAACTGATAACAACTGCGTGCAATGTATTAAAAGAAAGATTGACTGAATTGAATGATATTATTGAATCAAATGAATTGAGCATTGAGTCGTCACAAAATACAATGGCGAATTGTTATGACATTACCTTAGAAAATGAAGATTATACTATTGGAAAAATCATAGAATATATGTTGTATACATTCTTTTATGAAAATAGCAATAATATTAAAAAAAGTGATAAAAAAATGGGTCAAGGTGAGTCATCGTCAAATACACCACCACCAAAGAGTAACGCATTAACATATTGTGGATTCAAAAAATTTCATCCACACGACTCTCATAGTATTATTCGGGTTGCATACAAAGAACCGATAAATCCATCTATTATCAAAGGTCATTTGCAGATATGTATTACTGAATCTATTAAAGTATATAATACAATAATGCAATACTTTTAGACCGATTAATGTGTAATATAAGTATTTGAATAATTTGAATTAAATTAGTAATGATTCAAATTATTATGTGTGATATAAATTATGTGTGATATAAATTATGTGTGATATAAATTATGTGTGATATGCATTATATATGTTGTAGATGTCCACGATTCATTTCGTAATTGAGTGAATGTAACAATAACGCAGGAGCCAATGTATTTACATATTCTTTTACTAATTGAAATGTTATATACATTTTTTTACTCTTTAATTCAAGGGTATATAATTTATGCAGATTATACATATGACATTTATGTTTACCTGAATATTCTATCAATTTCTTTTCTTTTTTAATAAAACACGAGATGTAATTTGTAAACAAGTCTTTTGTAAAAAGATGAAGCTTATTTCTACAAATTGTAATATAAGGTTTGGTTTCTGGATAATATTTTAAAAACTCGGAAACATTATTTTCTTGTCTTAAACATAAATATTGATATTCCAATGTTGGCTGATTTCCACGCAATTGTTTAACTTTTTCATAAGTTATGTTACGAACTTTTGTTCTATTTCCAGTTTTAACATTATAAAAGATAATCCCTACAATATCAAATGGGGTATTTCCATTCGGACAGGCGTGTTCATATATCATTGTTGAAATTGATATTTTTGACAAATCGAAAATATTAGGGAACTTAATTGACGTTTTTTCCCAACATTCCCATTTTTGAAGTTCAAGAGGATGCGTGTGTTCAATAACAACATTGTTTGTTACACCCAACTCATCAAATGAATTTTTAATGCAATATACAGAAATCAAATATAAATGGGGTTTATCATATGGAATTACAATTCTATTTTCCGGATGCTGTAATACAAAACTATAACATTTTGTTTTGTCCAAAGTTTCAATGTTTAAATTAGTTTCTTTACACGCATCGTCAAACATCATTTTAAATGTTTTAGCATTCGTATAAAACTTGTTTTTCCCACCTAACACAGATTTAGTAGAAAAATCCCAGGTTTCAGCGTGCCAAAATACATTAATCATTGTTCCTTCAATAAATTCCATTCCAACCACGTCTTCATTCATTTCTCTCTCCATAAAAAAATCGTATGTCATAGATTTAGGCGGAGAATAACATACAACTTCTTTATTATCATTTATTATAATTGAACGACACAACCCATACAAACTGTTACATTCTAAGTTAGGTTTAATGTAATTCATAAAAGTATAATTTTGTTGTTTTGTAAATTTTACTTTGGAAGAGAGAAAAGCAGAATCAAAAAAATGTGGTATCATTGCCAAATTTGTGGTCATATTACTTAGTTGTTATATATATTATACAGGTTGCTTTATATTATTTTATTGATTTTACTTGATTTGTTTAGTAAGTTGTAAGTTATCATCATTTATATTTTCTAGTATAAATATAGATGCAATTGAATGATTACGAATTGGATAAAAAACTGGAAGAATTAGAAAAACAACGCAAAACTTTATATGAAACCGCATCAAAAACAGATAAAATTGCAGAAAAAGCAAAATATAAAAAAATCAAAGAAGAACTGAAAATAAATCAAAAAGACATTGCTTTATTTACAATAGAAAAAGAAAAACGCGAAGCTGAGCGTTTATTGAAAAAAGTTCCATCGCAAGTGAAAGAAATAGATTATGATTATGAGAAACAACTAAAACAATTGAAAAAAAAACGCAAAGAATTACTTGAAACCGCATCAAAAACAGATAAAAATGCAGAAAAAGAAAAATATAGAAAAATCAAAGAAGATTTAAAACAAAATAAAATTGATATTACTTTGTTAGAAGAATCACGGGAAAAGGCAGAACGAGAAAAGGCAGAACAAGAGAAAGAAGAACGAGAGAAACAAGAAGAACGAGAGAAACAAGAAGAACGAGAGAAACAAGAAGAGAAACAAGAAGAAAAGGGAGAAGAAAAGGGAGAAGAAAAAAAAAGAGAAAGTATAGAAGGCGTCAATCACGTATTAATGCAATTACAATTAGGAGATGTAATTAAATTGCACGACCCAACAAATACGACATTAAATGGTTATACTTTTTTCATCAATTATATTGATGCTTCCAAAATAAAATTAATTAATTTATCATCCATGACTACTACTGTGTTAAAAATAAAGAAGGACATGACAATTGAGGATGACACGATTGACGTGATTTCTCTCTTGTTTCGTAATAAAACTCCTAGTTATGCCAGACAAAATAAATTATTACCTGGAACGTGGTTAAATATTTTATTTGAAGGTGACTTGCCCAAAATAGAAACTGGCGAAATTACAAACCTTGAACAGGACATGATTGAAATTAAACTGTTTCCTTCCAATAATATCATTTTTTTGAATTTTGAATACAAAGGCATGGTAGACAATGTTACACTTGAAATTAGAGATGAAATAGTAAAAGACCAACAACCACAAGAGGACCAAGGAGTTCAACCAGAGGACCAAGGAGTTCAACCAGAGGACAAAGAAGAAAAAGAAAAAGACGCAGAAGAAAAAGAAATAGAAATAGAAGCACTACCAGAAAATATTACAGCAAAACTTCACAGAATTATTTTAAAGGCAAATCAGGTGGAATTCGGAAAAGAACATTTTGGAAGAATTACACAATTTATTGATGTTGATATAAGTAAACAACGATACAGCTTAGATGCACAATTGAATGATTTAATGGACGATTTATTCGCAACGGTTCCAACAATACAAAGAAAAAATTCTGCAATTTTAAATGCCATACATACTACCGTAGAACGATTCAAACAATTGCGACAACAATTTTCCACATTTGATGAATATGGAAACATTCTCTATGAAACGGTTAAAAAATCAAATTGGAAACCATTATCAGTCTATTTTCAAAAATTTGATACAAATTTGTATTGGATTTTACCAGTAGTTAAAAACATAAAAAAAATATATTTAAAAGACCCTACTTCAGATGATTCTGAGAATATAGACATTACTATAATTACCGAAGAACCGTCTGACAGTTTGGTTGAGATTATGGATAAATATAAATCAGCAAATTCATCAGAAGAAGAGAACAAATATTCGACAATGTTTAAAGATATGAACCCTATATTAACACCGTTTGAATATACTCATCACGAAAATCAAAATGATATTATTTCTCGGAAAAAAGTGCATACAAATATATTTGCAATTGTAAATAATAATGACGATTTTATTTCATATGTTTCGCGTGGCAAAGGTTCGACAACAGAAGGAGGACAATCTAATACAATAGAAGAAACGACCTATTTAACACAACAATATATCCCTGAAATTACCAAATTATATAAAGAAAATATTACTGGAAGTCAATTAATCACTACTAAAAAGACATTAATGCCAGCCGATGAATTAGAATTGAAATCAATAATGACTTTTCCTGAACCGGTTGTCCGTTTCTCTCGTATTAATTTACCAGGAACAAATATATTGATAAAATCAAATCTTAATTCATCGTTTTTCAAATTTTGGGATTTTTTTAGTAAAAAAATTACAATACAAGAAAAGATGGCATCAACAAGACAAACCGAAACAGAAGAACACGAATTTTTCAAAGTAATCACTAATTACAAAATGAATATGAACTCTGAATTAACAAAAGAACAAAATTATAAAAAATACATTGATACTATTATACCAACCATCAAAAGAATATTTAATATAATGAAAAAATACATGAATGCTAAATTATCCATTGTAGATGTCGTTTCATATTTAGAACCATTTTTAATTTATACAGACGATTTAACTTATGCACAATACAAAGAAATAACCAAATATATAAACGAGAAAATTACAGAATACAATAAATCGTTTTTATTAAACAAAAATTTTTTTAAACAAAACATTTATAAATACAAAAAAGAACCAGTGAAAATGGTAGAACTGTTTAAAAATCAAAATCTAATGAATCAAATATTTAACAAGTATGATTTATACAATGAGTCTAACTTATTTTTTACAAATCAAGAATTATTGGCACAATTAGTAAATGTAGATTTCGGAAATTTGTTTAATACATTTTATTCGAAAGAAAATATTGAGTTAATGTTTTCTAATGACATGACCAATTTAATTGAAAATATAAATAAACAATTTGAAAAGGAAGAAGACAATTCCAACGACAAATCCAAATGTAAAACTTATATTATTGCGAAAAAATATTATACTATTAAAGAATTGGAAAATGACAATCAAAAGAATATTTATTTTGACAGACAATTTGATAATACTAATTATGGAACATTAGATTCATATGAAAAAGAGAGAAGTAAAATGTCTCCAGAACAGTTTTTCATATTTTTACAAGGAAAAATAAAAAGTAAAATGAAGCCCGAAAGCGGAAATCATCATGATGTTGAATCAAATTATTTGGCAGAAACCCTAATTAATGGGATGCGCCGAGTATTAGATGGCTATTATGCCATTTTAATTGATATAATGGATTATACATATTACATTAGAAAAAATAATGCGTGGGAATTGGTTAAAGATATTGACCCCAGTTTAATCAGCACAAGTGAAAACATATTGTGTAATTTACAAACAAATTGCATCTCAAAAGACAACACTTGTAAAAACACATCAGGGGTTGTTTTATCTATCAAACAACAATTTATGAAGAATGCAATGGAAGAATTTGACGAAAAATACGCCATTTCAAAAGAATCATTCATAAAAATGTTGGATAGTAAAATGAAATATTATGATAGAATAATTCCCAAACTCAATAAAATTGAAACACAACAAATTTGTCAATACAATGACATGAAATATAATCTTGGGTTGACCGCTGCGGATGATTCAAGTATTGCGGTCTCTCCACACGCTTCACTTTTGAGACATATTTTAGGCATGGATGATATTGAAAAACAGCAAATGTACATAATAAAATTCGTGAAAATGTTTACAGAACAACACCCCGAAGACCCACATTGGTTATATTGCAACGTAATACATGTGAAATTAATTCCTACATTTTTGTATACACTTGCACAATATTACAATACGCCGCAATATGAGGAACAAGTAAATAAATTGAAATTAGAAATAGGCAAACTCAGTGATGATGGAGACGCATGGGTTGACAAATATAGTGGATATGTTATTGAAAAAATTAATTTCAACGTTGACGAATCATATGAAGAAGGACAACAACGGATAAAAACTCGTGATGCGATGTTAGAACAAGAATATGGAGAGACTCCCGCTAAAATGAAATTAAATCCGCAATCTGAACTCATTTCAAATATTATTACAACTATTTCTCGCGAAATGGGAATTAATATTGAATCTGAAAGAGATTTTATCATTACAATTGTGAATATTGTCATTCAAGAACATTTGAAAAAGGAGAAAGTTTACGCAAAAATGATGCAAGACAAGGCAAACAAAGGAACCATTATTCCTTCCTATAAACAATATTACAATGACACCATTTTATTTGCAACATTTGGCACATTTTTAATTGCAATTCAAATAAGCATTCCATCTGTTCAAACACGCAAAACATTTCCTGGTTGTGTCAAATCTTTTGATGGATATCCATTTGACGGTGTCAGTGATTTTAGCGCATTAACTTATATCTCGTGTGTTGGACATAAACTTCGCGCCAATGTTGAGCCTTGGTCAGTATTACAAAAGAAAACGGTTGCCTATGTTTATGATAAAATAAAATTGATACTTGACACTATCTTGTTAGAACTTCCGGAAATAAAACGAAAAATAATGGAAAAGGTTGAATATTTATTAAAAAGACCAGAGACATTCATTTCTGAAGAATATAGTTTGACAAAATGGAAGGAATTTTTACCACCCTTGGTTGAAATTCGCATAAAACATCTTCAATACATTTCTCCTGAATTTGAAAAATCATTGTTAGATGATACTAAACGCGCATCATATCAACAAAGAGAGAAAATATTGATTGTTGAAAGTAAAGTCATTCAATATTCTCTCGCAATACAAGAAAAAATACAACATATTGTCAAAAAACAGGCATTATTATTACAATCTTATTTGGAAAATGCGTGTTGTATGGATAATAAAACATTGCCAATAATTGAATATTTTAAACAAAAAGATGAGAACATTGAAATCTATAATAATAATGTAATTAAATTGTCAAAAATATTACAGGACGTTCGGCAATTATCGACTGCAGTTATGATTTCAAGCAGAATAAACAGTAAAATTATCTATCCAACTATTTTGAAAATATTCAGTGAAGAGACTATTTACCTAGCATTTATTTATTTTTGTAAATTTAAAACACAATTGCCTATTAATGAAGCATATTTGTCTGTATGCACTTCAAAACCAGAAATTAATGAAAAAGACAAGGATGATAATATTGAAATAATTCGCAAAATGAAACTCTCTGGAACAGAATATTCATTGGAACATTTCTTGAGATTGTTGCAATTAGTGAATAGACAAAATATCGTTGTCACGAATATATCTTTTCCAGTCATTGAGCCATTAATACATTTATTTGAATTGTTGGTTTCTATTAATGCTACTGAAAAAGATGATGGAATTACTTTATTAATTAAATTAATAGAAACTGAAAATGATGAAAATGCTATAGATGAAGCAAATAGAACATTATCGAATTATGTGAGTCGTCGTGTTTCTGATATGAAGACAACTATTCTGGATTATATTCGGGATAATTCAAAACAAATGACTAAAAATAAATTTAAAGTGATTGAAACATTTATTAATTCAGGTATGAAATCAGACTCAGACTCCAAAATGGAACAACTCACCTTTTTCAAATCATATGCAAAAGATATTAGCAGAGTATTTCCAAATATCATTTTAAATAAAATAAATTATAAAGAAGTAAAGATACCTATTTATTGGGATTTGTCTACCATTCATAATACAGACATTCAACGAATGATTTATGATTATTATTCTCAGCTTGTTATATTTTACAATGATGAGACTTTGTCACTTGTGTTGAGTGAAATTAAACAATCGTGTATTAATTTATTATTAGTAATAAATGAAATATACTATTATGAACGATTACCAAATAGAACAGTTGAATTGTTGGTGCAATATTTCTTTTTGAAAATTTTTATCAAGTATATTGATTTGTCACAAGACCCTACAAATATTTTTCATAAAGAAGAAGAAGCCGAAAGACAAGATAAAGAAGATGAAAGAGACGCGAGAAACAACGAAGATGAAGAAGACGAAGAAGAATATGAACTTGAAACACGAGATGACGAAATAATGATTCGTGGAAATCAAAAAAAATTAAGAGGAAAAGTTGCTGAATTGTTGATTGTTTATATTAATATTATGGCAAATCATAAAAAAGACAATGATATTTCTTATGAGGATGTCAGTGATATGGTTTTTAAAATAAAACAAAAAGAGAAAAATACATTTACTGATAAACTTAAGGAGAAGGATGATGAAGGCAGAAACATTGATAATTTATTTAAAAAATATAAACTAGGAGATTGGAACAAAGGATTACAAAAAGGATTGACTCAATATGTTGCTGAAGAATATGATAATACATTGGAAGAAACAGATAAATATCAGCAATATGAAAAACAATTAAGAAACCATGAAACACACGGCAACAATTATAATGATAATGTTAATGAAATAGATGATTTTATTGCAGAACAACAGCTTGATGAAGAAATAGATAATGAAAATCGTGATATGGGATTTATGAATGAAGATTATATGGACGGGGATTACTACGGCGATGAAGTAGCTGAAACAATGGACGAATATGATTAATTCGTTCAAGGGGGTTATTTGGTTGATTTGTTTTGTTGATTTATTTTTTTTTATGCGATTATCATAAAAAAAAATAGACAATTAACTTATATATGTCATCTAGAGAATTTATGAAAGAAAACATTACATTAATTTCTATTATTCTTTTTGTTTGTATCTTTTTAATAATACAATTTACAAAACCCGCATTTTTATTTAAATCAGATGGCAGCCTCCGTGTATTTGGGATAGGATACAAGACTAAAACAATATTACCTATCTGGTTATTTTCTATTATTTTAGGAATACTATGTTATTTACTAGTAATGTGTTACATCACCTATCCAAAAATTCTTTTTTAATTAGTTTAGTAGACAAATGATTATAAGTAAAACATTAAATTAATAAAATAATTGAATAATTTCTATTGTTTTTTCAGAGACATTGTCTACCCTAGCCCGTCAATTTAAGCCGTCACTGTATAGTTTGTATTTTGTCCAGCAGCATCTTCTTGTGCTTTAAGGTCATCTTCATTTTGTAAAAATTTCTGGTAATTTTTCTCCATGGTTGCCGCGTCACTGAGACATCCTCGACTCAGAATATAATATTGAACAATAGAAATAACTAAAATCCCCGTATAGAGATACCACATGAATTCTCCCACGTTGTCTCGTGAAACTACCAATTTCAACAATTCATCTCTATAATAATCTGATGCTGGCTTATTGGATTGTCCTCCTGTTTGTGGTGTTACTGATTCTATTGTTTTCATACCTTCTTCTTTTGCTTCTTCTTGTTCTTTTTCTCTCTCGGTTTTAATAAAATTTTGGTATAATGGTTGTGCTTCTAACATCGAATCAGTTTTCATAAGTGGACCCAATAACTGCCAGAAATCTTTAAAATTGCTTGGAACAATTTGGTTTATTAAAATTCCCATATTTCCACATAATTTAATAAGAGCATCAGCAGTTGATGATGCTGCCGATTTTTCACTTGTTGGTAAGGTTTCTATTTTATTTGCGACATCTCCTTTGATTGCCAACATTTCACTAAATAAAATATGAGCCTTGTCTGAAATATAAAAATACCCAATTACATCTGAAAAAGCCGTTTTAAATCCTGGAAAAACAATTAATACTACCAATACAATTCCAAAAATAAGTGTCCAAGGTAAAAAAGTAAATAATGCAGCAACTCCGATATTTTGCGAGGCACTGCCTCCACATTTCTCTATAATTGCCGAAACATTTAATCCGAATTGTGTTAATAAAATAATCAACGCATAAATGGCTAAACCTTTTGATGATTGAGGTGTTTCAAGTGTGTCATACTTAACCTCTGGTTTAATTGAAACAAAATAAAGTATGGTTGTTAAAATGAAGACAATTAAATTAATATATCCATTCATATAATTTATTTCATTATTTTATTTCATTGATATTACATAAACCAATGAGTGTGATTTATAATAAATAAATACTCGTATTTATTATGAATTTTGAAGAGAATCCATCTTTGGTTGAACCAGGTGTTAAATATTTTTTAAATCAGACATTAAAACAATGCGGAATAATAAAAAATAATGTATACAATTATCTTTTCAACATTTCATTATTTATTTTATTTTTATTAATTTTAGGAGGTTTATTACTTTATAAATACAAGGGAAAATTAACTCCTGCCCAAATATACGAAAAAAACAAACAAAAGCAACAGTATATTTTATCAAAAATAAAAAATTATGAAACCACTAAAAAGATACAACGAGAAGAATTGATTACAGGCTTGCCTAGTTGGCAAAATGAGTTCATGTAATAGTGACAAAAATATAATACTAATTTATTATAATGAATAAAGGAGAAGAAGAAGAAGAAGAAGGAGAACTAGAACAAAAATATATACACGAAGAAAAACTAAATTCCGCGGTGAATAAATATTATGCATTAAAAATGAAATATGAATCAGAAATCAATTCTTTGAAGAAAAAAATTAACAGTGGGTTAAATTCTAATAGAGAGAAGCGTAATGCATTTGTTAGACTGAAAATAAAATGTATTAATTGTCGTCGTCCGGTGAAGAGTATTTTTCAAACTATATATAATGAAAAAACAGGTTCAAGAAGTTTAATCGCGAAATGCGGAGATGTTGTCTCTCCGTGTGGTTTAAATATCAATATTAATTTAGGATATTGTGAAATGCTCACGGATTCCATACCCTTATATGAAAATATGCTTTCAAAAATAAAAAACGACATTATCAAAGAAAAAAATAATACTTTGTTTGGGTATACTACAAATGAACAAGCCATTTCTAATTTTAACAAAATGAAGGATGATGTTACTGAATTTACCGAAACATTAGAGACATATTATTATTTGTTTTTAAACACGAAACCGAATAAGGAATACATTGCTAATTTGCAATATATAGTATATAAATTCATAAGTGCTATAAAAAAACAAGTGGAAGCAAACAACCCAGAAAATGCTGTTGAAATTTATTTGACGGATTTAAGTCCAATATTGAGTAAATTAATGAAATTAAAATATCATATGAATGTTGTTGAATTTGATGAAAAAACAGAGGTATATACGCTTATTCAACGACCATCAACACCACGCGATTTTGAACAATTGTATGGAGACCCTAAAATTATTAGTTATGATACAGATTTACTTGATGATGACCATGATGATGACCAAGATGATGACGATGATGAGGACGATGAGGGTAAAGTTAAAAAGGCGAAAAAACTAAATGCTAAAAAGAAACGTGCATCGGAAAAAGAAAAAGAAAAAGAAAATGTCCCGAAAGCACCAATAGCACCGAAAGCACCGAAAGCACCAAAAGCACCGAAAAAAACAAAAGAATCAAAAGCAGCAAAAACTAAAAACCAAAAAATTGTGTTGAGTGTAAAAAACAATGAACCGATTGATTGGGGGTCTTCGGATGAAGATGAAGATAATGATGATGATGATGATGATCAACTAGAACGAGCACAACAAGAACGAGAAATAGATCAAGAGCATTAATCAGGAACCCTCTTGTAATCACTATGTATTGAGGACTTGAAAATTTACGATATTGTTCTATTTATCAAACATTTATTTTAGAGAGAAAACGAGGACTTGGTATAAACATCATCGTGTATTTTATTGTCGACGTAGATAGTATAAATGTTGACAAAATATATTTCAGTTCCTGTTTTTTTATTAAGTTTGGTAATAGGACTTTTTTTCGTTTATATTTTAGGTCCTGACATAAAAACAGTCGTGGTGTATCCAACTCCTGAAAATATAGACAAGATTCTATTTAAAGACAAGGGCGACAATTGCTATTCTTTCACAAAAACAGAAATAGATTGTCCTGCTGATGAAAGCCTTATTTCAAGCATTCCAATTCAAATCTAACAGACTTGATTTTCTTTTTCTTTTTCTTTCTTTTCTCTCTCTCTCTCTTTTCTCTAATGAAAATAGGAAACAATAGTATATCTGTATTATATGAATCAAGTTAAACTGGAAAAATACATTCATACCCGAACAGGAAGAATCATTCTATCCATAGTTTTAGGTTTAGGAGTAGCATCTTTATTTAGAAGTGTATGTAAAGGAAGAAACTGTATATTGTTTCATGCAGCCCCGATAGAAGAGATACACGATAAAATTCATAAATATGACAATAAATGTTATAAATATGTTTCAAATGTGACAAAATGTGATAAAGACAAAAAAATAGTAGATTTTGCGTAAATATTATAATCAATCAATCTTTATAATATTTATGAGTACGAATATTTATGATTTGCCAACAAATCCTGCCGCAGGTAATGGAAATATCAATCTAATCACGAGTGAAGCACCGATAACTGATAGTCAAATTACTTTAGACCAAAGCACTATTAATCAAATAGTAAGTGGTCTTCAACAAGCAAGTGCAACCGGTTCAACACAGTTACAGTCGCGTGATATTTCTCAAAATACAGAAGGCATTACAACTGACGCGCAAATACAACAAAATTATATTCCGCCTACATCTCAACCTCAACAAGATTATATTCAAGATTCTTATGCACAACAACAATATCAACACCAACCACAAACAGATAAATTAGATGATTTGTATAATGAAATTCAAACCCCATTGTTTTTATCAATTTTATATTTTTTATTTCAATTGCCTGTTGTAAAAAAACAACTTTTTACATATATGCCGATTTTATTTTCAAAAGATGGAAATATGAACATTCACGGATTTATAGCAACCAGCATTTTGTTTGGATTTTCTTTTTATAGTGTAAATAAATCAATAAAGGCAATAAATCGATTTTAGAATAGAGAGAGAGTTTGATGAAAAAAAAGACGGATTTAACGCCTTCTGACAAAAGCGGAAAGCATATGTCTTTTACCGAAATTAACGGGTTTAAACCGAAGATTTACTTTAAAAACGGAGCATCTATACTATCAAACCATTCAGTAATTTCTGCTTTATATTCAAATCCAAATGCGTAACCTAAATTTTTACATAGATAAGATACATCATTTATTTGGTCCAATTTCAAATGGAAATATTCGCCGTGTCCGTAAGTATCTTCAAGATAATTATTACAATATTCCGCAATTTCACCCAAGTATGACGCATCCACTTTGTTGCTGGATTCGCAGAACTGAGCAAAGTTTCTTATTGAGTTAAGGAGAAATAACTCAAATATTATCACCTCTTGTCTGTCATCTTCATCAGCAATCGTATACTTATTACCTTTAATTGTTGCGGAGATTTCGTCATAGTGTAAATGAATCCAATCCATTACGACTTCATCAATCATATTTTTTAATTGTGGACTCATTTGGAATGTCATTGTTTTTTGTCTTTTGTCTTTTGAGAATTGTTGATCGCTTTACTGGTGCTAATTTGTTATTGCAGAAAAGCATTTCAATTTTTAATAATAAATTGGTTGTATTATTTTCATTTTATTAATTCTGTATTTTATTAGAATGTTTATTATTGAAGAATATATTGATAAACTAATATTAAATTTGCCTCCCCCTCCGACAATTCCTACACAAATAGACTTGGTTATGGATGGAGGGGCTTTCAATGGAAGTTATTTAATTGGTTGTCTTTATTTTTTGAAACGAATGGAAAAATTAAAATATATTGTTATTCATAGAATTTCGGGTTGCAGCATCAGTTCCTTTTTAGGATTGTTGTATTTGATTGATTCATTGAATAATGTAGAATCGACAAATTATTATGAAAATGTATATACACATTTTATAAAACATAAAAACTTAAATTTATTATTTTCAATCAGTAACAATTTACCTGAAACAATTGATGTTTCTTTATTATCAAAAAGGTTATATATTACATACAATAACATACATGATATGAAACGGGTTGTTATTAATAAATTTAAAAACAAGCAACATCTATGTGAATGCATCATTCGTTCATCATTTGTTCCATATCTTATAAATGGTGAATTATTACATAAAAATAAATATATTGATGGATTAATGCCGTTTTTATTTCAGGCTAAAAAAAATAGGAAAATATTATATTTAAAACTTATTAATTATGAAAAAATATATGACATGATAAATGTGACAAATGAAAATACAAATTATGGACGAATTTTATCTGGATTATTAGACATTCATATTTTTTATATTAAAAAATCGTCTACTAATATTTGTTCTTATGTAAATGAATGGAATATTTTATGCAAATTAACCTATTTTATAAAAATGTGTTTTGTAAAATGTATTGTATATGTTATTTTTATCGTTAAAACATTTCATGATTTTTTCCCGATACGACTTTCAAAAATAATTACACAAGAATTATTATACGCTTTATTAAGTTAAAAAATTGATTTACTTTATCACCTTTAGTTCAATAACAACTCATAATTCATAACTCAATAACTCATAACTCAAGATTCAACAACCCGATACCAATGACACGCTCTGATAACATATGTTTAATATGTTTGGAATGTAAAAATGACGAGGGTGAAAAATGTTATAAAATGTCATCTATTTTCAACTATATAAAACAATGCAAATGTGATTGTATAGTTCATTCAAGTTGTTTGCATCAGTGGCACACACTTGAAAATAATAAATGTATTATTTGCAAAGGAATAGTTTTTATAAAAAATAGTAATTACAATCAGATTGTTTCACCTGATGTATACACATTTCAAGAAAATATGATATGGTTTATTAAATTTATAATATTACTTATGTTATGTTATGCTTCGGCAAATATTTCTTACAATTTTAAGTAGATTCGTATATTCGTATATTCGTAGATTAAACTAACTAAAAGGAGCTACGCTCCTTCATGATGATTTTCGCTTCATTTAATAAAGTTCCCAATATTTTTTTACGGTTTTATTTTTTTTGCGATGATAACGAGTGAATCGTTTTTTCGTTTTTTTAATAGAGTTCATATGTTTTTTCGTTTTTGAGTGTGATTGTGCTTGTGCTTGTGCTTGTGCTTGTGCTTGTGATGAATCATTCTTTTTATTTATACGTGCATATGCATCTGCAGGATTGTATTTTAAAAACCATTCATCGTATTCTGGCGTGCCTTTTTTGTTTTTCAATTCTATGATTTTTTTCGCCTTCATAGATTTCATTTCTTCTACACTTTCTTGATGTCCATAACAAACAATACTAAATCGTTTTAACAATCCTTTTTGACTTAAACGATTTTTTTGCTGAACATCAAACAAAAATTTTGACATGCATAAAATACGGTCATTGTCATAATATGGTTCTCCCGCATATAAAAATGCCAAATAAAAACTCAACATAGTGTCAATAGTTGCTATTTTTATTTTTTGAGATTGTTGAATCAATATATTATAACTATGACAACCAATTGGCTGATAAATAAATGCAACAGTATCCTTGCCCACTTTTATTTCATAATGTAAAGGAATAATTTCGCCAATATTAGGTCGTTTTATTATTTTCGCATTGTATATGCCTATATCTTTCAATCGTTCAACAGTTATTTCAGCAGTAATCAATGGGTCGTTTGAGAGAACATCAAAATCGGCAACTTTTTCAAACTTTTTTTTCAAATTCGCAGGCATATATTGAGAATACTGTGAAATGGCAAAACCTCCAAAAAAAACAACTCCTTGATTTATAAATGCATTTTTGACTGTCTCATAAATTTCATCTGCTTTATTCTCTGTGTTATCCTCCATTTTTCGTTGAAAATCAATTGTGCCACATTGTAAATCTGTCAAAGGATAATGTTTATTTAACAAAATCAATCGCTTCAGAACTTTTTCCCAACGACTCGTATCTCCTGCCGGTCTAGATAATTCTAAATACATTGACATTCTTAAAAAATTGGGGTCTGTATATAAAATTCCATTAACTCTGATTGCCTTTTTTTTAATAATATTGTATAATTTGGAAGGAATCAATGTAATGTCTGCAACTCCTTGAAAATTTACAAAAACTTTGAATGTGCCGTGATGTTGTCCTGCCTTTGCTTCAACCTCTGTATATCCCTTTTCAAAATATAAATCTGCTAATTCTTTCGCATCGTTCAACGCATTTGGAGAGAAAAAGTCGTAATCAGGCAAATCAATATCTTCATTGTATATTTTGTCTTGTTCTGGTAATAACGCATTAATAGAAATGCCGCCATAACAAACCAATGCCTTTTTTTTAATGAAATTTTCTACAATAGAAATCATTTCTTGTGTTTCTTCTGTTTTAATCATTCGTTTGGCTATTTTAGCTTCGGCTTCATCAACCTGCATACGCAATATAGCCAATTCACAATCACTAAAACTCATTGATTTATCACACACTTTGTCTTTCATAATATATGATGATATCTTTTTATTAAATACTAAAACTGAAATAATCACTAGAAATGTCTCGCGATTCATAAGACAATTCAGGACGCTGAGGTGTCGGGTCTGGCAATTCAACAGGAACATATCTTAATCTATCTGGTTTTAAAGCAAAGGCAAACCCGACTTTATCAAAAAAGCCGATATTTTCTTCCAAATAATTATCTACATATTGGTATCTCATTGCAATCATTTGACAACCGCTTTCTCTCACAACGATCCCATTTGGATTCACTGGATTTATTTCATTGTCAGGCATTCCCATTGACAAGTTTTGTTTGTTATATTCTTGCAATTCAATAAAATCCGGCGCATATTTAACATCATAATAACGCAATGCTCTCATAAAAATAGAATTGCTTGTCATGTTTACATATTCCATAAATTGATTGTTTTCTAAAAATGTTTTATTTTCTCTGTCAACAATAAGAATAATATTGTTTTTACTTTTACTTGTCGTTGAATTTGATACAAATGTAAGCAATGGAACTGAACCAATATTTTTGCCGTAATTTTCATAACTATAATTTTCTCCAAGCATAAATCCAGAATATTGTTTAAACAAGTCCGCAAAATTGGCAATCATTTTTGAATTATTACTTTTTATTCTTAAATGAATAATTAGAGGGTCTGTATAATTCGGTGCTGTGCTAGCTGAAAATGCATAATTCGTTAAAATATTCATTACTTCTGAAAACTCTACATAATTATATGTTTCTTTTACATAATTATTGTCTAAAATAGAAGTAGACACAATTGGTTTGTCATCAATGGAATATATTTCAAAATCAAGTCCTCGACATCCTTGTTTTAATACATTAATTAAATTACACGTGTCTACATAATCATTTTTATAACTTCCACCACTACAGCAATTATAAGCGGTTTTAATATAATAATCCTGTAAATTATATTGACATTGTTTGGAGGATGCATTCAATGGTTTGAGTCTTGTATTCAATGTGCCATAAATGTTATTCATAAATGTGCATTCCCTGCTTCTTAATCCAGTAATATATAAATAATAAAATATTCCTGAAATTATAACAACTAGAGTAATAATAAAAATAATTACTTGTGGAGTATTTTTATCCATATTTATTATATATAAGAAGTATTTAAAAATATTAAAATACTTATATATTAATGGGTGGAGGTCTTTTAAATTTAGTAAGTCAAGGTCAGCAAAATATTATATTAAATGGTAATCCTAGTAAAACCTTTTTTAAAACAACCTATGCCAAATATACCAATTTTGGATTACAAAAATTTCGTGTAGATTTTGATGGCTCTAGAACATTGAGATTGACTGAAGAATCAACCTTTACATTTAAAATACCTAGATATGCCGATTTATTAATGGATTGTTATATTTCAATTGATTTACCATCTATTTGGAGCCCTATTTTTCCGCCTCAACAAAATATACCAAATGAAAATCCGGATTGGGTTCCATATGAATTTCAATGGATAGAAAATATTGGCGCACAAATGATTAAAAATGTCACAATTACGTGTGGCAATCAAACATTACAGGAATTCTCTGGTGCATATTTATTATCAATGGTTCAGCGTGATTATAGTGGTGCTAAAAAAGAATTGTTTGACAGAATGATTGGAAATGTGGTTGACCTAACAGACCCCGCCAATGCGGGTGGGCGTGTAAATACATATCCAAACGCATATTATAGCCCAAGTGTTCCCGGTCCTGAACCATCTATTTTCGGAAGAACCTTGTATATTCCATTAAATGCGTGGTTTAATTTAAAAACACAAATGGCATTTCCATTAGTCGCATTGCAATATAATGAATTGCATATAACTGTTACATTACGCCCTATTTATGAGTTATTCACTATTCGTGATGTAATGGACCCACTTAATCAATATCCACGAGTTGCTCCGAATTTTAATTTATATTATATGCAATTTTATCGGTTTCTTCAACCTCCTCCTGATGTATGTCTTGGAGTAAATTCATATGTAGACACACGAACGTTATGGAATTCTGATATTAATTTGAACTGCACATATTGTTTTCTCTCTAATGATGAAGCAAGATTGTTTGCGTTAAATGAACAAAAATACATATTTAAACAAGTGCGACAAACTATTTTCTATAATGTTACTGGACCAAATAAAATACAATTAGATTCATTGGGGCTAGTTTCAAGTTGGATGTTTTTTTTCCAACGAAGCGATGCAAATTTGCGAAATCAATGGTCTAATTATACCAATTATCCGTATGATGGACAGGTTCCATTTAATGTTATTCCTGCTCCTGTTGATGGTGTATTTCCAATACAAGAATTTGATAGTTGTTCTTCAATTGGTCCTGGAATAAACATTGGCACATCAGGACCATTATCAGGCACACTTACTGGTTTAATGATTACACCTGTTTATACAATTGATAACATACAAGCTATATTGGTTGAATTAGGCATACTTTTAGATGGACAATATAGAGAGAACTTGCAGCCTGTGGGAGTGTTTAATTACATTGAGAAATATGTCAGAACTGCGTCAAACGCACCGGATGGACTATATTGTTATAATTTTTGTTTAACGACAGATCCATTTGATTTGCAACCTAGTGGAGCCTTAAATACAAATCGTTTTAATTTAGTGGAATTTGAATTCACCACAATTACACCTGCGTTGGACCCATTTGCGCAAACACTCACTATTTGTAATCCTGAAACCGGAAATATTATTGGAATTAATAAACCGACCTGGCGAATTTATGATTACAATTTCAATATGGTTCTATTTGAAGAGAGAATCAATGTTGTCACTTTTGTTGGTGGTAATGCTGGATTAATGTATGCGACATAATAATAATAATAATATAAAATTGAACTGATATAATAATATATAACCAGATATCCAGATATAACCACATATAACCAGACATAATAAATGAATTGTTCAATTTATGGAAAAAAATATGAAATGCAAGTATTTAATGTTGTAAAACAATGCACGATGATATTTGGCGAACACCACATAAAATTCAATACTCAACTTGAAATAGAGTTGGGAGGATGCTCTTATAAAAATGATATAGAATGCAATATGAACGCAGAAAAAGATGTGCCAATTGAAATTAAAAAATATTTAACGCCTGATTGGATGCAATGTTCATTAAAATATGATACTGTAAATAAAAAATGGATAGGAAGTTCAAAAAATAAAATACCCGATTCGTCTAAACAAATTTTTGAACAATTGATAGAAAATATCCAGTTGTTTAATGGGAAAATACCTCCTTTTATATCATCTAAAATAACACACGAGGAATGGTTACAAATAAAGAAGGAAACTACTGATTTTCACGATGCATATTTTAATTGTCCAAATGATACAATTCAGCGTTTATACAGTGAAAAAGGTTGTAAATACATACAAATATCTAAAAAAGGATTATATCATTTGGGAAAAGATATTTGTGAGTTTGAAGTTCCTGAATTTATATTGCCGCAAAAATTGCGAATTAGAACTAAAATTCATGAAAAAAAAGACAGTAATGGGTTTTGTAAATTGTCTGTAATTATTTCGTGTAAACCAAAAAATATAAAAGATTTACCTTCTAGCAATTACAGTTTAGATAATAATACGAGTTTGCCTACTAATTTAATGTATACTTTGTAATATTAATGTATACTTTTTGATATTAATGTATACTTTTTGATATTAATGTATACTTTTTGATATTAATGTATACTTTTTGATATTAATGTATACTTTTTGATATTAATGTATACTTTTTGATATGATTATTATTTCTGATGAATTTTTGGATTTGTTCATTCCATATTTCCAATTCATATCTAAAATAATATAGTCTTTGTATAAATTTCTAATGTAATCGCAATTATTATATGTAAGAATCCAATTTTCACAAGTTTGTAACAATTCAAATAAGAGTTTATGATTAAAAGTTTCGTGCATGTCTCCATTATTTCCATATAATTTCGATTTTTTTTCTAAATTATATGGTGGGTCTAAAAACATTATGGATTTATTTGTGACAAATGTATTAATAAAATCGGTAAAATCATTATTGTATATTTCAATATTCGTAAAATCCAACGATTCAATTTTATTTATAGATGATGCGGTATATCTTTTTTTACTGGCTTCTTCTGAAAATCCTCCCGATAATGTTGACCCATTGAATGAACATCTGTTTATAATAAAATATTGAATTGATTGCTGTAATTCATCGTCATTCAACGACATAATTGTCTTTCTATAATTCGTAAATTGTTCTTTTGTTACGATTGGTGTTTCTCTCAATTTCTCGCATAATATACACTTGTCTGATTTTACTTGTTTCCAAAAATGGTAGAGGGGTGTGAATTTATCATTAACAATTAACGGTAAATTATATTTATGTTGAACATAAAATTCGAAGGATCCACCTCCAAAGAATGGTGAAACCATGTTATCGAAATCGTGCATATCAAAATGAGTCGTCATGATTTCATCTATTATTTTGCACGCACGCGTTTTTCCTCCGGGATATCTTAATGGTGATGTGTTTTTATTCATTTCTTTCTTTGTATCTTATCAAAGACAGTATATTTAATTCAATTTTTAGTTAATTGATTGATTTCATGCGATTCGATGCGATGCGATTCGATGCGATGCGATTCGATGTGTTACGAAAAATAGGCATTAGAAGAGAGAGGACCTTCATCCATAAATTCTCCCGTGATTGAATATCTTTTTGAATATTCCGGCATATTTGGCAGACCACGCGGTTTATATCTTTTATCAAATAGTTTGTTCTCTTGATTAAAAGCAGACCTCCACACATTTGTCCCAAAATTCGCTTGTGGCGCCGGTTCAAACTGGTACTCTCCATTACCATATAGTTTCGCTTGTGTTCCAATATCAGTGGTTAACGTAGAATAAGAAGGTGTAACTCCAGCAGTCAATTTTCCCGCATCATTGTTTCCGGGAACATTATCTTTTGTCGGAGGCAATGGAGGAACAAAAGGCTGACAACCAGGACAATCTATATCTGACAAACATTGTTGTCCTGTTTTAGAACATCGCGCATTGATACACATGTTTGTACAACTAAAAGTAGTAGTTAAGGGCAAATTGACAGTATGTGTTGTTTGTGTGTTTTCTTGACTACTAGATTCATCAACAAACCCTTCATATATTTTTCTTGACAAGACAAATAATAATAAAATAGAAAACACTGCTAAAAAAACTTTAAGCATATATATTCAAAACATTTTATTATATTATAATATGTCTGATATTGATTCTAAAAAAGATAGTAATTCAAATAAAGATAATAGTATAAAAATTAGCGATTATGGGATAAAACTCGGCTCATCCATTCTCAAATTTTGTATACTTATTTTAATTGGTTGTTTAATATTATACGCAAGTAAAGCGTGTGGTTCTGGTATCCTTGATATCATAATACCAACATATTACATTAAAGGATTAACTGATACAATGTTATTTAAACCTGATGAGTGTCCAACCACTGCCACAGAAACAAATGCAACAAAAAATGGCGAGCAAGCTCTAAATACACAATATATAAATTGCATAAAAAATGATAAGAACCAAAGCCTATATCAAAAATTAAATTTTTCATATAATTCTGAAAATAAAGACGCATTGTCTAGTTTACACGAGAAATTAAAAGAAATAAGGGAAGAAGTGCAAAAGAAACCTGTTGGAAATAAAGACCCAACAAAGAGCAACATACCGTTTTATGAACTTTTTATAAGTGGAGTTATAAGTAATGTAACCATTTTTAATTTAAAATTCTTAAATAGTTTTTTTAAATTTTTAAATAATAATTTTTCAGACAGTGCTACTATTATTTTTGGACCTTTTATTTCAATGATCATTTTATTAATAATAGTAATAATGTCAATATTTGTAACTGCTTATTATATTGTGTATAATGTTCAATGGTTAGTATTGAATACTGCACCTGAGAAATATATCAACAGCATACTCAATGTGTCAACTCATAATTCAAAAATTTTTGTCAATGGAGCTCCAATATTTTATATACCATATAAAAATTTATTATTCTTCCCATGGATGCTTTGGATAGGTTGGTGTATTCTGATTGGTTACTGTATAGCTGTTATTATGTTTCCATTATCAATGGGTATAACTGCATATACTCTTTTAAAATGGGTATTTTTTATCTTATTTTTGCCATCAACCTATGAACACACTAATGATGATAATACTAATGATGATAATACTAAGGATAAACAGTGTGATCCTTTTACAATGTTTGTAGATAGTTTTAAATATAAAAGACCATTAATATCATGGATAATGACATTGATTGTCATATCTACCTCATTTGATGTGTTTGATACTGCAGGTGGGTCAATTGCTATTATTGTTTTTTTATTAGTATATTTTAATATTATTAAAATTGGATTATTTGATAAATATGTGCCTACACCTGAAGAAGCGAAAACATTTGTAGAAATGACTAAAGGGATTGATGTAGTAGCCAAATGTGTTACCAAATATGAAGATGTTCAACCTAAAGGGGTTGAAGCTAAAGCGAATGAAGCGAATGAAGCGAATAAAGCGAATGAAGCCGAACCTGAACCTGAACCTGAACTTGTTAATACAGATGTGGATGCAACCACAGATGCAATTAACAAAACCATAGATGCAATTAACAAAACCATAGATGCAGCAAAAAAAGAATTAACCCAAACCACAGATGCAGCCACAAATGTAATTGACACCGCCACAGATGCAGCCACAAAATCAGCCACAGATGCAGTCACAGATGCAGCCACAAAATCAGCCACAGATGCAGCCACAAATTCTACTAGTGGTGAAGAGGGTGTGGAAATGGTTAATCTCAAATCTCCAAACAAAGATGCAATTGAATCAAATCTTAGTGATGTATTAAATGGTGTTAATAAGGGTGATATTGATAAGAATGTGGAAATGGTTAATCTCAACAAAGTAAATAATACAACCTAATTATAATATAAATAAAGCACATA